CCTCTGTCGTGCCTAACCACGACAGCCCCGCCTTATTCAATTGCCTGTTAGGGGGCGCGTTGGCAGAAATTCTTGAATTCGATCCTCCACCTGAACCGGATGACGATGCTCCGCTACCGGCTCAATTCAGCGAGGACAATCTAGCCAAGCATTGGGTGATGCGCCACGGCGCACGGTGGCGTTACGTAGCTGCCTGGGACGCTTGGTTCGAGTGGCAAAAAGACCACTGGCACAAAGAGCAGACGCTGAAATGCTATGAGCTGGCTCGCAATATCACCCGTGAAGCGCTGCTGTGGGATGGCATCACGAAATCTGAAAAGCTGCGTGTCAACAGCGGCAAAACCGCAACCGCAATGCTGCAGTTCGTCCGAGCAGACCGAAAGATCGCTGCAACAACCGAGCAATGGGACACGGATACAAATCTGCTCGGCGTCCCAGGCGGCGCGATCGAGCTCACGGCCTGCAAACTGATCCCCCCAGATCCTGATCTCTACATCACCAAGCGCACCGCCGTAGCGCCCCAAAAAGGCGATCCGCATAAATGGCTCAAATTCATAGGAGAAATCACTGATGGAGACGCAGACATCTCGGGATATCTCCAGAGATTTGCTGGCTATTGCCTCACTGGCTCAACAGTTGAGCACGCGCTGGCATTCCTATACGGCACAGGAGCGAATGGTAAAACTACATTTGTGCAAACTCTACTCGGAATTCTGGGAGATTACGCTCTCACTGCGCCCATTGAAACATTCTCAGAAACTAAAAGCGAACGACATAGCACGGAGATTGCCCGTCTTCGAGGCGCGCGACTCGTCGCCACCGAGGAAGTCAGCACCGGCTCTCGATGGAACGAATCACGAATAAAAACCCTCACCGGAGGCAACCGCATCAGCGCACGCCACATGCGCCAAGACGATTTCGAGTACCAGCCAGAATTCAAACTCTTGATCGCCGGCAATCATCGCCCCATGATGCGTAGCGTGGACGAAGCCATCAAACGGCGCATGCATATCGTCCCCTTCACCGTCACGATCCCAGAGGAAAATCGCATTCGCGGTTTTGTCGATCAGTTAAAACCCGAATGGCCTCAAATCCTCTATTGGATGATTCAAGGCTGCGCCGCTTGGCGTGACTACGGGCTCGCACCACCCGAAAAAATCCGCGACGCAACCGACCAATATCTGACCAACGAAGATCACCTCGGCGCGTGGCTCGAGGAATGCTGCGAACGCGACGGCATCTCTGACGGCAAAACCCTTTACGCCAATTTCAGCACTTGGTGCGAGGACCAAGGCGAGCGCCCCTGGTCGCGTCGGGCCTGGTCCAATGCCATGCTTGACCGCGGATTTATCCCCACCCGCTCCAGACATTCTCGCGGGTTTTTAGGCGTGCGCCTAACCAAAGACGGCAAAATCGGTGACGCAGACCATCTCTCTGCGTCACAGCGCTACTATACAGATCAATAACTTAGCTTGATGGTGACACAGGGTGACACAACCTACATATATAGGGCCCTCAGGCGCACACACTAGACACTTATAATAGGAAATTGCGTCACGATGCGTCACTGCGTCACAGGCCAATTGGCGCAAATTTGACACTCGCGCGTATCGTGGTATTTACGCGCGCATGGGCGGCACTCCGATCAAGCACACCCGCAACCGCCTGGTGCGAGAGGCGATCCTGCGCGGCGCTGCTTCTGGGCAGGATCCAGTCGATTTCCTCGAGCCATTCGCGGGCAAGCTCCGCGAGATGGGGCTTGCTGGCGATCTCGGCGCTTTGCGGGAGATATTCGACCGCATAGACGGGAAGGTCGAGCAGGCGCACACAGTTGCCGGCGATCCAGACGCAGCGCCCATTCGCAACGATGTGACCATCCGCGTCATCGATTCTCGAGACGACGGCGAGGGCAAGCGCTGATGCCGTGGACGCCCTCACAGCACAGGCTGTTTGAGGCAGCAGCGCACAACGCGAGCATAGCCAAGCGCGTCGGCATACCGCAGGCCCAGGCCGCGCGGATGGCGAGCGAGGGCGTGAAATCCGACGAAAAGCGCAAGGCACTCGCTGCCGGTTTGCGTGGAAAGTCACACCGCCGTGATGGATGACATCCTTGTGCCACGAGCTCTCAAGCCGCTGCTGTATCCGGCGCGCTACAAGGGGGCATACGGCGGTCGCGGAGGGGCTAAATCCCATTTTTTCGCCGAGCAGGCGCTCGTTAAAGGCTACTGCAAGCCGACGCGAATCGTATGCATTCGCGAGGTGCAGGATTCCATACGCGACTCGGTGCGGCAGCTCCTGGTGGACAAGATTTCAAAGCTCGGCATGACCGCGTTCTGGCGCCCGCTTGATTCGGAAATTCGCGGCGCTAATGGCTCGCTCATCATCTTCAAGGGCATGCAGAGCTACAACGCGGAAACGATCAAATCGCTTGAGGCATACGACATCGCATGGGTAGAGGAAGCGCAGACGCTCTCGCAGCGATCGCTCGACATGCTGCGCCCGACAATCCGCAAGGAAGGAAGCGAGTTGTGGTTTAGCTGGAATCCGCGCTACAAAACCGATCCGGTAGATGTGTTCTTTCGCAGATCGCCACCCGCGGAGGCGGTAAGCGTGCTCGTGAACTGGCGTGACAACCCGTGGTTTCCCGACGTGCTGCGCCGTGACATGGAGCGCGATATCGCGGTAGACCCGGTCAAGGCGGACCACACGTGGAACGGCGCCTACGGCGCAAGTGAGGGCTCGATTCTGTCACGCTGGGTGAGTGAGGCCGAGCGCGAAGGCAGAGTGAATGACTTGGTGCGCTATGACGAGCTCGGCAATGGCATCGCGGTTAGCGGCGACCTCGGCTTTCGCGACACGGCGGCCTGGTGGTACTGGCAGCGCAAGGTCGGCGGATTCTCGTTGCTTGCCTACGACGGGGACAGCGGCTTGGATGCGGACGACTGGATCCCGCGTATTCAGGAGAAGCTGCGCTACTTGGGCGGCGCGAGGGTGAAGCTTGAGCGCATATGGCTGCCACATGACGCTCGAGCCAAGACGTTCCAGAGCAAATACTCAAGCATGGAGAAGTTTCTCACTGCGTTCGGACACGAGAAGGTCACGGTTGTGCCGCAGACGAAAAAGGCGGATCAGATCAGCGCGGCGCGGCGTGTGATAAAGCGCTGCGAGTTCTCGAAGATTGAATGCGAGGCTGGGCTGGACGGTCTGATGGCATGGGAATTCGAGTGGAACGACGATAACAACGTGTTTTCGCGCGAGCCGCTGCACAACTGGGCCTCGCACCCAGGGGACAGCTTTGCGTATGGGGCGCAGATGATGGAAGAGGCCCAGCAGGAGCAGGAGAAGGATGATGCGTCGCGCTTTGTTGCAGTCGCGCCTTACGCGAAGCAGACGGTGACGCTAAACGACATGTGGACGCTGGCAGATCGCGAGAATTCGCGCACAGCGAGGATCTAGGGGAGAAGCGAGCATGGCACAGGTACAGCAAAGCGGAACGCCGATCAACCTGACGAGCACGAATACGATCTCAAAGGTTGATTGTGTGTTGATCGGATATCACGTCAATTCGACCTCGAGCGGGACGATCGTCTTTCGCGTTGGATCGACCGGATCATCGAGCGGGACGGTGGTGAGCGGGACGATCACGCCATCGCCTGGATTCAATGCGTTCCCCATGTATGCGCCGGGGGGATGTCACGCGACGATCGGCGGTACGCTGGATGTAACGTTTTTTGTGGCGGCTGGATAGGGCAGCAGGGCACTGGGCAAAGCGCTGTGCTTGCGCTGATACAGCCGTCGGTAGGGACCGGGCAGGGGATATCGTTTGGTATCGACCTGATGGCAAGCCTTGTATCGACGGCTGCGTTAGGTGGTGGGACGCCGACCTTGTGACGATGTACGCGATCAAGCCGCGCAGCTTCAGCCACCCGCCGCTGGTAGCGGCCCTGGGCCATGAGTTGCTGCACAACTTCGGGGCGACGCACGAATGACGCCGACTGCTAAAACTGCCGCTAAAACTGCCGCTAAACCTGCCGCCAAGGACCGCAGGCAAGCCGGCGCAAAGGTGCCAGATTCGATGCAGGGGTATCTGGATGCCATCGCCAAATACGAGCGCGCATTCAAGAAGTGGGAGGACCGCGCCGACAAGATCGTCAAGAAGTACCGCGACGAAAGCCGCATCACGGACCGGGATGTGACGGCGGCGCGCTTCAATATTCTCTGGTCGAACGTGCAGGTTCTGGTGCCGGCGTGCTTTGCGCGGGTGCCGCAACCGGATGTGTCGAGGCGCTTTCAGGACCAGGACTCGGTAGGGCGCGTGGCTGGCCTGCTGCTCGAGCGCGGGCTCGAATACGAGGTTCAGCATTACCCGGATTACGCCGAGGCGATGACCCAGTGTGTGCGCGATCGGTTCCTTGGAGGGCGCGGGACGGCATGGGTACGCTACGAGCCGCACCTGAAGGAATCGCACATTGCGTTACCTGCAGATAAGGCGCCGGAAGATGGCGTGCAAGTTACCGAGGACGTGGATAACGAATCGGTCGAGGAAGAGATCGATTATGAGTGCGCTCCGGTTGATTATGTGCATTGGCGCGACTTCGGGCACTCGGTTGCAAGGACATGGGAGGAAGTGACGCTTGTCTGGCGGCGCGTATTCATGAGCAAGGCGGCTGTCGTAGAACGGTTCGGTGAGGATGTGGCCGGAAAGATCCCGTATGACGCATCGCCGGAGGACTTGAGGCGCGGGGACGCTAATGCGCAAGTGACCTTCAAGCAGCAGGCGGTGGTATATGAGCTCTGGGACAAGGAACGGGGCATAGCTGTCTGGTTCTCCAAGGCGATGAAGGAATTTCTGGACGAGCGTGATGATCCGCTGAATCTGCAGCGGTTCTTTCCGTGCCCCAAACCGCTGTTTGCGACGCTGACGAACGAGTCGTTGATTCCGGTGCCTGACTTCACGCTGTATCAGGACCAGGCGATGGCGCTTGATACGCTTGCCGATCGCATTGGTGGGCTGATAAACATGCTGCAAGTAAAGGGCGTGTACGACGGCGCTGCCGACCCGGCTATCGGCAGGCTATTCACCGAGGGCGTAAACGGCACGCTGATGCCGGTGAAAAACTATGCCGGCTTCGCGGAGAAGCAAGGGCTCAGGGGACAGATCGATGTGCTGGATCTTACGCCGATTGCCAAGGCGCTAGAGACATCCTATATCGCGGTTGAGCAGCAAAAGAATCAGGTCTACGAGATCATGGGAATCTCGGACATCGTGCGCGGCATGAGCGATCCGAATGAGACTCTAGGGGCTCAGGAGTTGAAAGGCCAATACGCGAGCATGCGGCTTCGCGCCATGCAGGCTGATGTGGCGCGATTCGCAACCGACATCCTGCAGATCAAGGCACAGGTCATGTGCGGGAAATTCAACCCCCAAACGCTGCTTGCGATCTCTGCGGCCGAGCAACTCAATCCAATAGATCAGCAGCAAATCATGCCAGCGCTCGCGCTGCTGGTGGGCGAGGACCGCATGGTGGACCCCACGCTGGATGCACCTAATCCATTGCGCAGTTTCAGGATCGAAGTCAATGCAGACACGATGGTCCAGATGAACGAGGCGCAGGAGAAGCGTGATCGCGTGGAGTTTCTGACTGCGGTCGGCGGCTTCATGGAGAAGGCCACGCCTGTTGTACAGGCGGCGCCTACTGCGGGGCCGTTGGTTGCCGAGATGCTCAAGTTTGGCATTTCGGCGTTCAAGGTCGGCAAGACAGTTGAGGGCAAGTTCGATGAACTGATCGACAAGATGACGCAGGCGGTTCTCAATCCTGCGCCGCCGCCGCCTAACCCGAAGGTAGAGGCCGAGAAGGCGCGCGCTCAGGCTGATATGGCCAAGGCGCAGATGGATGTCGGGGTCGCACAGGCCAAGGCTGGAATTGATATGCAGAAGATGCAGGCCGAGCAGAAGATGTCAGCGCAGAACTTGGGCATGGAACAGCAGGCGCAGCAACAGGCGCAGCAACAGGAGATGGAGGCGCGGGCACAGCAGCACGCCATCGCGACTGCACAGCACGCGCAACGCATGGCGCAGGCGAATGCCGCGAAGGACAAACGCGTCCCACAGGGGAGGCACTAAGTGTGGCACTCGGCTACAAAGTCTTTGCTGCAGGATTATCAATACCCATCCAGGCTGCGCTTTGCACGGATGCGGCAACATCGATTAGCGCGGCTGGCACAACGCAAGCAACGGCGACAGAGCTTACGGCTGCAGTCAATGAGGTTGCAACAGTTGCATCTGGTGCAGGCGTTGTGCTCTCAAGCAACATCGCAGCTGGAGACGAACAGGCTGTTTTTAACGCCGGAGCGAATCCATTGAAGGTCTACCCGCCCAGCGGCATGAAGATCAATGCGTTGCCAAGCAACGCGGCGATGATTCTCGCCACCAATACCGGCGTGATCTTCTGTTGCGTCTCGAGCACGCGCGTTTTCGGGGTGTTAAGCGCATGACGAGGCGCTCTTACATCCAGATCAACGGCGTCCTCTACGACAAGGCAGAGTTCGCCTATGCGGGCGACTGTGAGCCTGTCGCGCCGGAAGTGATGCCTGACATCGAGCCGTATCAGTCCATGATCGACGGCTCGATGATTACCTCGCGCTCGCGCCACCGCGAGCACCTGAAAGATCATGGGATGCAGGAAGTAGGGAACGACTCTTCGCTGACACGCGGCCCACAGCCGATGAAGTCAACGAACGTCGAGCAGTTACGCGAAATTCTGCGTGCTCAGGTCAACGACATGACCGACAGGCAGTGGAAGGCTGCGTGGCAGAAAGACTGGAATAACTTTATCTGGAACAACCGGCAGGATTGAGAAACTTGAAGGATTGAGAAACTAGCGGGATTTAGAAGGAGAGACATCATGGCACTTGCAGTCAACGTAATGCGCGGAGGCTACAGCGCGGGTCAGGCCAAAGCGCTCAACGGCGCAATTGCGACAGGACTTACGGCAGCGGGCACGGGCCTTTCTGACGCGCTGGCGCTTTCGGCGGACGTAAACGTCATCGGCACTGCTGCGGCAAGCACCGGGGTAAAACTGGCTTCGTGCGAAAAGGGCGATTCGCAGCAGATTTACAACGGCGGCGCAAACGCGGTGAAGGTGTACCCGAATACGTCGAGTGAGCAGATCAATGCCATCGGGGCAGGGAACGGCTTTCTGCTCGCGCCAAACACCGCTTGCTTTTGCGTGCGTACAAGCGCGACCGCGTGGGTCGCGTTTCTTTCGGCTTAAGCCACATAACCAACCGGAGTCTTACAGGCTAATTTCTCATGGCGACCTCTATCAGCGAAGCGCTTACAGCGGCCTACGACGAGCACCAGGCCAAGCAATCCTCAATCGGCAACGACGAGGCGACTAGATCAACCGTCTCAGCACCGCTAGAGGAAAGCACGCCAGCGCCAGAGGTTGCCGCAACGCCAGAAAAGCCTTCGAGCGCAGAACGTGCGCGAGATGGGCACGGGCGCTTTGTTGCAAACGATGGGAAGTCTGCGGATGGGAAGTCCGCAGATGGGAAACCGGCGGATGAAAAGCCTGCAGAGGTTGCGCAGAGCGTCCCGGCAGTGGCCGAGTCGCCCAAGCCGCGCCATACGCTTGAGCGCCCATCGAGCTGGAAAAAGGAAATGTGGGAGCACTGGGGGCAGCTTGATCCAGCAGTCGCTGCCTACATGCGCGAACGCGAAGAGCAGTATGCGCGCGGCGTATCGACCTACAAGCAGGAATGGGACAACGCCAAGCCTTTGCTCGATGCAATCGCGCCTTTCCGGCCGCTTCTGGACCAGCACGGCATCAAGGCCGATCACTGGATCGCCAATCTTGGCAACGCGCATCGCACATTGGCGCTCGGGAACGGTCAGGAAAAGCTCCAAGCCTTCGCGCGCCTCGCTCAAGACTATGGGGTGCCGCTACAGGCACTCTGGGACCAGAATGCGGCGCAAGAGTTCGTACAACGCAGCATGTACCAGCCGCGCATGCAGCCGCTCACGCCGCAGCAAGCGCAGCCGCAGGAAGATTACCGCGCGCTCGTGCGCCAGGAAATCATGGCCGAGCGCGTAAATTCTGAAATATCCGCCTTCGCATCCGCAACCGGAAGCGACGGAAAACCGTTGTATCCGCATTACGAGACGGTCAAGGACGACATGGCTCTACTCCTAGAAGCCGGCAAGGCCCAAGACCTGAAATCTGCCTACGACAAAGCACTGCGCATGCATGACGACATCTGGGACGCCACACAAGCGCAAAGGATGAAGGCTGACGAGGCTGCCCGCCTCGATGCAAACCGCAAGGCCGTTGCCGCGGCAAAGGCAAGTTCCGTTAGCGTGAAGTCGGCAACACCGACCACCGCAGGCGGCACTCCTAAAAAGGGTATCGGTGATACGCTGTCCGATGCATGGGACACGCATATGACATCGAGGGTTTGAGCACAGGAAGCTTCTAGCGAAAGGGGCCATTCATGGCATTCGCAAACAGTTCGTACAGCGACATCATCACTACGACGATTCAGAGTCGAACGGGTGAGCTCGGCAACAACTGGCTGAACAACAACGCGCTGATGCGCCAGTTGCGCATGAAAGACAACGTCAAACCGTTCAGCGGCGGTAACGTCATCATGCAGGAAATCGGCTACACCGATCAGACTTCGATCAACGCCAATAGCTACAGTGGGTATGAAATCCTGAACATCGCCGCCAACAGCCCGATCAGTTCAGCGGAATTTGCGATCAAGCAGTATGCGGCAGCCGTTTCGATGTCTGGCCTCGAGATGCTGCAAAACAGCGGCAAGCAGGCGTTCATCGACCTGATGGAAGGACGCATCCAAATCACGGAAGGGCAACTGCTCAACCGCATGGATTACGATGCATATCAGGACGGTACGGGCAATTCCTCCAAAAACCTGACGGGCCTGGCTGCAGCAGTGCCGGATGACCCGACTACCGGGACGTATGGGGGCATCTCGCGCAGCACTTTCTCGTTCTGGCGCTCGCAGTACTACCGGGGCGTGACAGATGGCGGTACAGCCGTGTCGGCAGCGAATATCCAGGCGTATCTCACAACGCTTGCCCTGCGCTGCGTTCGCGGTAACGACCGGCCGGATCTGTTCATCGGCGACACCACGTACTTCTCGTTCTACGTGAATTCGCTGCAGGCGATACAGCGGATCAGCTCCGCGGATGGCGGCGCGAACGCAGGAGCGGGATTCGGCCCGGAACTTCAATTCTGGGGCGGCGGCATGAACGCGAAGGTCGTGATGGGTAGCGGTATCTCTGGGCCGGTGAGCACGTCGCAGGCAACAGGCGGCGCGACTTCGGCTCATATGTGGGCACTGAACACGAATTACCTGTTCTGGCGCCCGCACCGCGATCGCAATTTCGTTCCAATCGGCGGTGAACGGCAATCGGTCAACCAAGACGCCGTCGTAAAGCTGTTCGGCGTCGCCGGCAACCTCACCAGCAGCGGTCCGCAGTTCTCGGGCGTGCTGGTCGCCTGAGCGCAGAACACAGAAAACGCAGAAAAAGGAGATAGCAAATGGCATTCGTCAACTCAAGCGTTATCGGGGTCGATTTCAACAACCCCTCAAGCACGGCACTGTTCGGCCTTGGGTCGGAAGTCCTCGGCAGTCAGGCATCGGAATGGACGTATTGCATCGCGACCGGAACGCTGGTTACGGGGCAGATCGTCACGATCATGACGGCCGGTACGGCCTACGCCTGCACCACGGCACTGATTGCGGGCGCCGATGTTCTGGGCACAACGGGACAACTTAACCTCGGGGCGATCCAGACGCTGGCAACGCAAGGGCAGTATGCGTGGGTCGCACGCAAAGGCGTCGGACTGTACGTGGCAACGACCGGCACGGTGCCGCCGACTTACGTCGGCATGGCAGCAAATGCAGGATTCCTGCAGACGGCGCTCGCGGTTGCAGTGGGCAACACGATGGCGGGTATCTTCATCACGACCTCCGCATCGACCGCCACGGCGGCGACGGCGTTCGCGACGCTGATTTTCCCGCGTGCGATCGCTGCTGTGCCATCGGCGTAACAACCGGCGTACCAAGATGGGCGTCGCAATCGCCATCCACATGGCCGGCACGCAGGAGGCGGTGCCAACGCAGAGCGATCCGCGCTGGCTACCGCTTTATGCCGAATCCAAGCTTGCCAACTCGGACGAAGATATTGCCACCAATATCGCGTCCGCTCTGGCCCGACCAGGTTTGCGCCGGTACATGGAGATTGCGGGAACGCAAAGAGGCGCCGTTTCCATCGTCGGAAGCGGCCCTTCTCTAAAAGGAAACTGGAAACGGCTAATTCGCTTCAAGGGCGACATCATTGCCTGCAATAGCGCATGCCAGTTTCTTTTAGAAAAGGGAATCGTGCCGAAGTACATGATGTGCTTCGATGCAGATCCTCTGGCCTTGGAATTTGTGGTGCCGCACCCTGAAATAACGTATCTGATCGGCTCACGCTGTCCACCGTCAGTATTCGATGCGCTGGAAGGTTGCAATGTCGTGTGCTGGCACGCTGCCGGCGACAAGTATATAGAGGATCTGTTGCAAAAATCCGACAGATTCGATGACCCGATGATCCCAGGGGGTTCTGCCGCAGTGACGCGCGCAATGCTGATCGGGCAATCGCTTGGCTACACGGCGTTGCACCTGTGGGGAGTAGACAGCTCTTTTGGCGCAGGGAGGACGCATTTGCAGCAAAGCACTACGATAGAGCGGCGCACCTATATCAACATGGGTGGTCGCGTGTTTGAAACCGCGCCCTGGATGACGATGCAACTGCAAGACTTCGAGAAACTCGCCCCCCCGCTGCGCGACACGTACAAACTGAAAATCGTAGTACATGGCGACGGACTTATACCGCAGGCCGCCGTCGCGATGGGATTTGATGTCGATTGGTCGCTTGCGTGGCGACACGAAGTGCGCAGGCTCAAGTACGAAATAAAGCAGTTCTGGAAAACTCTATAACCGCACGGAGGCATTACATGCCATCACCCATGCTCGCAAGCGATGTCGCCAACCCTGACTTCGTGGGCGCGACGCATCCTGACGCCATGCTGCACGTTGATTTTTTCTGGCACACGCCACCCGATGGGATACAGGTCAACAAGGACACGGGCGAAACGAAGATCGTGAAGCTCGAGCGCATGCCGTACATCCGCATTCAAGCGCCGGGTGATAAAACCTCTACCATCGAAACAGCGGTTCGTGAAGAGCACAAGCGCCGTTGGCCCCAGCAGTGGATGTACTGGCAGATGAAAGAGGGGTTGATTCATGCCGACGACAACATCCCCGGATGGAAAATCGAGGAATGGAACTACCTCAACCCTGAGCAGGTGCGGGAATTGAAGTACTTGCGCTTCAACGTGGTCGAGCAAATCGCCGGAGCGTCTGATGAACAGGTGCAACGCCTTGGCATGGGCGGCATGGCACTGCGCGAGGAAGCGCGGCGCGCGATGCGTGACCGCATGGGCGCTGAGGTCAAGAGCGCATTGCAGGCAAAAGATGCTGAACTGACGGACTTGCGATCGCAAATGGCCAAGATGCAGGAGCAGATGCAGCAACTGCTGGAGGCCGCGACAAAACCACCGGCGGTAGCCACTACTCAACGCGAGACGCTCGGCGTTCGCAAATAGACGGTAAGCGAGCTCATGGCGAACAGCACCATCTTGTCACTAATGCAGACTACCCTCCAGGGCTTGGGGGTAGCTAGCTACGGTATGCCATCAACCGTGATCGGCAATACCAATCAGGATGTCGTGCAAACGCTCGCTTTGGTGAACGCAGAGGGCGATGCGCTTGCCCACGAGTACCAATGGCAGCAGATGCAAAAGCAGAACATCTTTACGGCGGTGTACTACTCCTACACTGGGACGACGACGAGCAGCAGCACCACCATCAGCTCGCTATCGTCTACGACCGGCCTGACATCGAATCCAACGTTTTTCCAGGTAACCGGGACTGGCGTTGCTCAGGATTGCTTCCTTGTGTCGGTGAATGCAATCGCCGGGACAGCTGTAATGAACCAGGCAGCGACTGCGAGCGGAACGAATACGCTCACTTTCTCGCAGATCCTTTATTCAGTACCAAGCGACTTCGACCGGCAGATCGATCGCACGCACTGGGACAAGTCAAAGCACTGGGAGATGCTGGGGCCAAACACACCACAGCAGCGCGAGTGGCTGCGAAGCGGCTACATCTCTACCGGCCCGCGGGTGCGCTATTCATACATGGGCGGCTATTTCATGATCTGGCCGCCGCTAGGGGCAACCGAAACCCTCTCCTATGAATACATCAGCAAGTATTGGGTACTTGCCACATCACCGAGCACGCTTGCGCCGACAAAGCAATCCTTCACCGTCGATACGGATACCTGCATCTTTCCTGACGCGCTGATGCGCGCACTGATAAAACTGAAGTATTGGACCATCAAGGGATTCGATATCACGGTGTTTGAGCGCGATTATCTGGCGCAGCGGAGCATAGCCATCGCTGCCGATGCCGGATCGCCAACGCTCGCGATGAATCCGCGCCCAACCAGCGTACTCATAGGCTGGGACAATATTCCTGATTCCCAATACGGACAATGAAACAGCGTCGCTCGCTACCGGCAAGAAGCGCATCCATCCCAGCCCCTGTTGGCGGCTGGAATAAGCGCGATTCCCTTGCCGCAATGGACGAGAAGGATGCGGTAACGCTCACCAATCTATTCCCAAGCACGACGAGCGTTGTTTTGCGAAACGGCTTTTCCAAGTGGGCGACCGGGCTTGGATCTCAAGTCGAGACGATCATCGCCTATGCCGGCGCGGCGACCAATAAGCTATTTGGTATTGCAGGCGGCAGCGTCTACAACGCAACCGCTGGCGGTGCAGTCGGCGCAGCGGAATTATCAGGCTTGAGTAACTCGCGCTGGCAGTATGTAAACATCACGACCTCAGGCGGTAACTTCATCGAGATGTGCAATGGCGCGAATAGCGTCTACACCTACAACGGGACATCGTGGACAGACCAAAGCGCCAATATAACGGGCGTTACATCTTCGACGCTGATTAATATTAACGTCCATAAAAACCGCGTCTGGTTCATCCAGAAGGACACGCTTAAAGCGTGGTATCTGCCCACGCAATCGATCAATGGCGCAGCAGCTGCGCTGGATCTCTCGGCATTCTGTCCACACGGCGGATATCTCATGGCGATGGGAACGTGGACCATTGATGCCGGTTATGGCGTTGACGACATGGCCGTTTTCGTCACCAGCCAAGGCGATGTGCTTGTCTATCGCGGGACTGACCCATCGAGCGCCTCAACATGGGCGCTGGTCGGAGTGTGGCGGATCGGTGTACCAATCGGCAGGAGATGCTTCGTGAAGTGGGCAGGCGATATGCTCATCATCTGCGAGGATGGGCTATATGCATTATCGGGTGCTCTGCAATCCTCGCGTGTCAATCCGCGTGTGGCGCTCACCGACAAGATCAAGACTGCCATGAGCGATGCTGTCACGGCGTACAAGAGCAATTTTGGCTGGCAGGTGATCCATTTCCCGCGCCAAGATATGCTGCTTATGAATGTCCCTGTGACGACCGGGAATTCACAGCAGCAGTATGTAATGAATACGATCACAGGAGCGTGGTGCAACTTCTCAGGCTGGAACGCGAACTGTTTTGAGATTTACAACAGCCTTCTTTATTTCGGCGGCAGTTCCTACATCGGCAAGGCATGGGATACAGCCAATGACGATAGCGGCGCCATCCTGATTGACGGGCTGCAGGCATTCAACTACTTCGGTTCCCGTGGTCAGAAAAAGCGGTTCACGATGATGCGGCCGCTATTTTTTATCGACTCAACGCAGTCGATCAATGCGAATGTAAACGTGGATTTCGATACCACTGCGCCAGCGTCATCGATCGGCACCGTGACATTTAGCGGCGGGGTATGGGACACAGCGACGTGGGATTCCGGACAATGGTCCGATGCGCTCTCGGTATCCTCACAATGGCAGGGGGCGACAGGGATAGGTTACTGCGGTGCACCACATATACAGGCAAGCATGGATGGGGCATCCTTGCAATGGGTATCCACCGATCTGGTGTATGAGCCGGGGGGAATCGTCTGATGCTCGTCATCGGCGATTATGTCGTGCAGTGGGTTGCCAAGCGCACGAATGAATACGGCAACTTCGGCGCATCGCAGGCGATCGGCTGGGAGCGCGGCGGAGAGCTCGTCGCGGGGGTGGTTTATGCCGAATACAACGGCGTCAACATCGTTTGTCACATCGCTTCGGACGGGTCTAAGCAATGGCTGACGCGGGAGTACTTGCGCACCATTTTCGACTTCCCATTCATTCAATTAAGAGTCAATCGCATCACGGTTTGCATTGGCGAAGGAAATAGCGCCTCGCGGCGATTTGTGGAACACTTGGGTTTCGAGAGGGAAGCTCGCCTCACAGGCGCCCATCCCACTGGCGACTTGCTGGTGTACCGGATGCAAAAAGGTGCCTGTCGATGGATACATCAAGACTACTTGAAGCGATACGCCAAGACTGCGTAGATCCTTGGGTAGCTTCGCGCTATCACAAGGATAGCCCGTCGCCGCCTCCTGTGCCCGACTACAGCGGAGCGGCTGCAGCGACTGCAGCAGGGCACCTGGAGGCCGCTCGAGCGGCGACCTCTGCCAATCGCGCGAACCAGATCACGCCATACGGTAATTCGGTCTGGACGCAGGAAGGCCCCGATCGTTGGCGGCAGGACATCACGCTGTCGCCCACTGGGCAATATCTGTTTGATACCCAAAATGCGCTTTCTACTGGGCTCGCGAACCTCGGAACGACGGCAATCAACCCTGTTTACGGGTCGCTTGGCACGCCTTTTAACGCGCGCGGGCTTCCTGCGCCCGGGGTGGCTCCAAGACCGACCATCACAGCGCGAGATCAAGACGAAGCCGAAGCGGCGGTATTCTCGCGGCTTGAGCCGCGGATTGCACATGACCGCGAGATGTTAAGGACGCGGCTTGCCAATCAGGGGTTGGTGCCCGGTGGCGAAGCCTACGAGAACGAAATGCGTTTGCAGCAGCAGGCCGAGAACGATGCCCGCATGCAGGCGGTACGCGAAGGCTTCAACATCGCCAATACCGCGTTCGGGCAGCAGGCGCAGGCAGCACCTTTGACTCAGGCGCTGCGGCAGGGCGGCGTGCAGGAGCAGGCATTCTTGCGTTCGCTGCCGTTGAACGAGTTGAACGCGATCCGCACGGGGGCGCAGGTACAAAATCCAACATTCACTCCAGTTCCGATGCAACAGACGACGCCGGGGCCGAATTACCTTGGAGCCGCCCAGGCTGCATATGGGACGCAGAACGACGCCTATAACTCGCAGACCGGCGCGAATAACGCCTTTATGAGCGGTTTATTCTCTCTTGGCGGCGCTGCGTTAGGCGCGCCGTGGATGGGTAAATTCTTCGGATAACTTCAGATAACGTATGGCCGACGCATTCGACCCCTACAGCGTAGAAGCGCAAGAGATAGATCAGCGGCGCAAGTACGCCGAGATGTTGCGCGAGCAAGCTTCAACCGCGCTGCCCAACCAGGTAGTCGGCAATCGCGTCATTCCGCTGTCGTGGACGCAGGGGCTTGCGCAGGGCTTGAAGGGCTACATCGGCGCGCAGGGCGTTGCGCAAGCGCAGAAGGACCGCGCGGCGCTCGCGCAGCGGCAGCAATCGGATCGTGCAAGCGCACTGGCAGACGCACTAAGGATTGGAACGGGTACGCCAGCACAAACCATCCAACCGGATGAAGCGGGTATGGGCATGACGCCAATGCAACAGCCTGCCATTCCTGGGAATATCGTTGGTGCCTACGCTCGACTCGCGCAATCGCAAGATCCAGTGCTTCAGGGCATTGGTATACAAGGCGCATTTACGCAAATGCAGCCTAAAGAGCCTATCAAGGTTGGGGCTGGCGACACTCTTGTCGGCAAGACTCCCTCTGGAGGCTATGCCCCGCTATACACATCTCCTGCTAAACAAGAGCCATTCTCTCTTGCGCCAGGGGCTACTCGGTATGGGCCGGATGGCAAGCCGATTGTGTCCGCTCCAGAGAAGCCTGATGAATTTTCAAGGGCATTGAAACTCGCAGGAATTGCGCTTGATTCTCCAGAAGGACAAAGGCTTGCTAGGACCCATGCAGAAAGACTAGCCAGTCACCCGCCAGCACCGAATGTGCGTGTAGATGTAAAAACAGGAGAAGGACTGGCTAAAGAAATCGGTCCAATGATTGCGGAATCCCGCGCTGGAGCATTGGGTGCTTTGCAGACAGCAGACATCGCTAATCGTATTCGTTCAGCGATAAGCACTGGCAATGTGAATGTCGGACCCGCGGCTACGCTTAGGAATACGGTCGATCAGATCGCGCAGACAATGGGTATCGGTGGAAACACCACCGAAGAGCGACTCGTAAATACACGAAGTGTGATTCGTGGACTTGCGCAAGCAACGGTAGCCGCACGCAAGCAACTCAAAGGGCAAGGTCAAGTGTCTGACTTCGAGGGCAAACTGCTCGAGAAAGCAGAATCCGGTCAGGTCGACAATATGACGATGCCTGAGTTGAGATCGTTTGTTACTCTCAGCGAGCGACTCGCGAAACTGCAATATGACCTTCACGGGCAAAACGTGAATGTCATGCGAGGAAGGCCGGATCTTGCTAACCTCGTGCCGTTCTATGAAGTGCCGGCATGGAGCTCTTTTAACGAACCTCCTAAGCCAAATGCGCCTTCTGCGCAGGCGGTCATTGATGAAATGCGGCGCAGGGGATTGGTTAAGTGACGACAGACATTACAAATCTGTCGGATTCTGAACTTCTTAACCTGGCGCAATCGCATCTTGATGCAAGTCCTTCACCATCTAGCAAGAAACCAGAAGGACTTGGAACGCGGATTATTGGGGGCGCTGTTGAGCCTAACGCGACGCTTCTTTCAGGTGCCATCGCAACTCCAATAGCCGGCCTTGCAGGTATCGCTGGCGCGGCGCTCCCTGGCCCAGAGGGGCAGGGAGCGGACTGGACGCGAAAGGTGCAAGAAGCCCTCATTTATTCACCTCGAACAGAGGCAGGACAATTTGCTACGCGGGTTGTTTCTTATCCGTTTGAATTGCTCGGCAAAGGTTCTGATTGGGTCGGGGGGAAGACCGCAGAACTAACTGACTCTCCAGCTGCTGGCGCAGCAGTCAAATCTGCCGTCGAAGTAGGTGTCCCCCTTGCGCTTTCTAGGGCGATACGCATGACTAAAGAGCAGACTGTGCCCGGAAAGGCTGCCGAATGGCTTATGCAAAAGGCGGTGAAACCATATTCATCGGATATTGTTTCTGGCGATGCCAAGCAAGCGATCCGCACGATGCTGTCAGAGGGCATCAATGCAACTCCG